TTAGAATATTATACATCATTATCATTGTTAGAGTCTGATACTCAATCTATGAAAATAACTGATTCTACTGGTTTAGATCGTTATAAAAATGGATTTATAGTTGATAACTTTACTGGACATAATGTTGCAGATCCAGGATCTCCAGATTACGTTTGTTCCATTGATATGGAAAATGCAGAATTGCGTCCATTCTATACAATGAATAACGTAAACCTTTTAGAAAAGGCTACCAGTGATGGTATCGATCTTTGGACTGCTTCTACATCTGTTAAATTATATTCTCAGATTTATTATGGTAGTAATTTGTATACAGTTAGTGTTGCTGGTGTAACAGGATCTTCTGCTCCAAATCATACAACTAGCACACCAACTGCAAATGGAACTGCATATTTAACATACGCAGGTTCTTATACAACTTCTGCTGGTACACGTGCAGCAAGCAACTACAAATTATATGGTGATGTTATAACACTTCCTGTTGTTTCAAACCCAGTTTTAGTTCAACAGCCATATGCTTCTAGATTAGAAAATATTAACCCATTTGCTGTGTTTACTTTTATTGGTGATGTTACTATTAATCCAGCATCTGATGATTGGTTTGAAACTGATCGTCGCCCTGACATCGTTGTTGATGTTATGGGTAACTTTAATACAGTGAAAACATTGGCTGAAAAAGCTGGTGTGCTTGGTACTGTTTGGAATGCATGGCAAACTCAGTGGTCAGGTAGACCAATTTCTCAGGGTGTTCAAAGATTTGAAGCAGATCGTCGCTGGGGTGATGGTGGCGCATATTTAGATCAGATGTTTGGTCTTGGACCACAAGCGCCAGGATGGGCACATCGTGTTGTCACTGCTGAAACTGTTGCAACCCAAGTTGGACAATCTAGGACTGGTGTTAAGACTTCAGTGGTTAGTAAAATTGATAGACAATTAGTTGCAGATAGAATTTTATCCAGTGCAGCAATTCCTTACATTCGTTCAAGAAATGTATTGATTCAAGTTAAAAAATTAAAACCAAGTACTAGATTCTATCCATTCTTCGATGGAATTGATATCACGTCTTATTGCACTCCAGCAACTAAACTGATATATATTCAACCATCAGGATGGACTGGTAGTTTTAATACAACATCTAATGTTGGTGGAAACTCAACAGAAACTGCTCGATTAATTAATGGTGATTCTCAGGTTTGTTTAAATAAAGGTGACGTGATTGTAGGACAAACCAGTGGAGCAACTGCAGTTGTCGTTGGAACTGAATTTAATTATGATACTTCTGTATCTGCATTAAATGTAGTAAATATTTCTGGAACATTCCAGTTAAACGAAACTATTAAAGGTTCTATTTCTGGTGCCACAGCAAAGGTAAACGTCTTACCAACAATTGCTACACTAGGTAGTAATATAATAACAAATTCTGCAGGAGATATAAATTTAATATTTAATATCCCAAATACAGAAGCTGTTCGATTCCGTACTGGATCACGTGAGTTTAAATTAGTAGATGTCTCTAGTTCTACTGGTGCATTTACTTCTCGTGGTCGTGCTACTTATCGTGCAGAAGGTATTTTAGAAACTAAACAAGCAACAGTTAATGCTGTACGAAATGGTTTGATTGTTGAAGAACAAGTTACAGACAATCAAGTTATTATTGAGACAACTAATCGTGTAGTTTCTGATACTGGATGGTATGATCCATTGGCACAAACTTTCTTGGTTCAGTGTCCAGGTGGTGCTTTCTTATCCAGTATTGATATATTCTTAGCATCTAAAGATTCTAATATACCAATCACTTTAGAATTACGTGAAGTAGTTAATGGTTATCCAGGTAAACGTGTTTTACCATTTAGTAGAGTTACATTAACTCCATCTCAAGTAAATATTTCTAATAATACTGTATTAGTAGATGGTGTTTCTTGGCCATCATATGATACAGCAACTAACTTTGCATTCCAGAGTCCAGTATATGTAGAAGACAACCAAGAATATTGTGTTGTTCTTGCATCAGATTCTAATAATTATAGAGCATGGATATCTCAGTTGGGTGATATAATTCCAAATAGTAATAGAACAATTTCTGAACAACCATATAATGGTGTATTATTTAAATCACAGAATGCTTCTACTTGGACTGCAGATCAATCTCAAGACTTGAAGTTTACAATATATCGTTGTGAGTTTAACACAACAGTTGTTGGATCTGTAACATTTGAAAATGATAAGTTACAATCCGAGGCTTTAGATACAGACCCATTTGAATTTAGGGCTGGTTCTACATCTGTTCGTGTTTGGCATAGAGATCATGCAATTCCAGTAGCATTAAATGGAGCAGCTGCAAGTTATGTTACAATTAGCAATGTGACAGGCACATTAAATGGTGTTCCAGCTTCAGAATTAAATGGCGATAAATTAGTCAGTAATATTGATATTGATAGTTATACAATTACTGTTACTACAACACCAACAAGCAGTGGTTATGCTGGCGGAACAGGAATTAAAGCAACCAAAAATGTACAGTTTGATGCATGTCAACCAAGTGTTCAGTTTCAATCTTTCCCAGAAACTAATGTTGATTTTGTATTGTCCACCAGAACAGGGCAATCTGTAGATCCAGTTGCAGGTATATATCAAAATCCATATCAAGTGGCAGATTCAAATCTTCCAGTTGTCGTGAACGATACAAATTATTTCACTGCTCCAAGGATGGTGGCAAATGCTAAAAACGAGGCAGTTCTTTTAAGTAATAATAAGTCTCTTTCGTTCACAGCAAAATTGTCTTCTACTAATAGTGCACTGTCTCCAATTATTGATACAGACAGAACAAGTTTTATTGCTATTAATAATAAGATTAACTATGCTACTGAAGTTGGAACTAACGTAAGTGGTTTAGATGATCATATTATAATTTCTTCTTCTATAAATCTTAACAGTCAATTACTTGTTGGATTCTCAACTACTGGAATTTATACATCAGATACTGCCACTAAGTTATTATTCTTATCACTTACAATTGGTAAATACTTAACGATTGCTGGTTCTGGTGGATCAGGTAATAATGGAACTTTCCTTATAACTGCAATCGCCACAGATGGTTCTTCTGTTACATTGAGAAATACTTTTATTGCAGTATTACCTGGAACTGCATTAACTATAACTCAAAGAGAGTTGTTTGTTGATGAGATTGCCCCACAAGATAGCACTGCTTATAGTTCTTATGTGACTAAGAAAATAAATTTAGTTAATCCTTCTAAGTTTGTGAAGATTCAATTTGCCACTAATTTACCAAAAGAAGCAGCAATTGAAGTTTATTATAAAACTAACAAAGTTGGCTCTACTGCAGTATTTGATACTGTTACTTATACATTAGTAAGCCCAGATGCAACTATTGTAAATAATGATAATATTACAAATAAGTTTGTTGATGTTTCTTACTCCCTATCTGACTTACCATCCTTCGATGCTGTATTAGTTAAAATTGTTATGAAATCTACTAACAGTTCAGCTATACCACGAATTAAGGATCTACGTATTATAGCGTGTGCATAATGGATTTTGTAAAGATTACTGATCACAACTCACTGGTCAGAGATATGACCAGTGGAGCAATTATAAATACAGATACACAAGAGTATATTAATTACGTTAAAAGAGTTGAAAAACAAACTAAATTAAATGAACAAATTAATAATAATAGTGAAGACATTAAGTATCTAAAAGATCAGATTATTAATATAAAAACAGATTTAAGCGACATAAAAACTATGTTGACTTCTCTTATAGTTAAAGGTAAATAATGGCGATTACATATAGATCAATTAAAGGTTCTCCGCTTACGCTGGCAGAAGCGGATGCTAATTTTTCCTTTTTAAGTTCTGAGTTAGGTAATAAGTTAGATATATCAACTTATACTGGTTCAGATATTTTAACTAAATTAGCATCTGTTGATGGTACTGGATCTGGTTTAGATGCAGATTTACTAGATGGTAAAAATTCTGCCACTGCTAATACAGCATCAACTATTGTTGCTCGTGATGCTTCTGGTAACTTTTCAGCTGGTACAATTACTGCTAGTTTAACTGGTAATGTTACAGGTAATGTTACAGGTAATGTTACAGGAAACTTATCTGGCAATGCGACTAATGTCAGTGGAGTTGTTGGTTTAGCTAATGGTGGTACTAGTGTTAGTTCTCTTAATGATTTAAAATCACTGTTAAGTCTTGGAACTATAAGCAGTCAAAGTTCTAGTTCTGTTGCAATCACAGGTGGTGCAATCACAGGTATTACTGATTTAGCGATTGCTGATGGTGGTACTGGTGCTTCCACAGCAAACCAAGCACGTGTTAATCTTGGTCTTAATATTGGTCAAGACGTACAAGGTTTCAATCAGTTACTTACAACTTTTTCTGGTCTTTCCACAAATGGTATTTTAACAAAAAGTGGAACGTCCACAGTAGCCACACGATCTATTGCTGCTAGCGGTAATCTTTCAGTAACTAATGCAGATGGTGTTTCTGGCAATCCAACTATCATATTATCAGACAGTCCAAACTTTACTGGTGTCCCACTATCAACAACACCTACTGTTGGAGATAATTCTACTAAAATTGCAACTACTGCGTTTGTTAAAACTGCTGTAGATACAAATTCTACTGGAGATAGAGCATATACAGATACTAAAGTTGCTGCCTTAGCTGGAACTGCTAAAGTATGGGGTTTAATTGCAGGTGGAGGTGGTGCTGGCGCTGCATCTATTACTGCCCATAGAAATGTATTGACTGTTTCATGGTCTTATCCAAATATTTGGACAGTAAATTTTCAACC